ACCAAGTGCTGTCAATGCGCTGTTAACCACAGCAGGCAGTGCCTTCGCCACTGGGGCAAAACCACCCGCCGTCAACGCCACAGCCGTGTCTACCAAACCGCCAGCCACACCAGATGTATAGAACGCCCGCGTCTCAGCCGTATCCACAACCGTGTTAAACTCTTCATCCGACAAGTGATCGAACGCACCACTGTTTTTCAGCGCCATCATATCAGTTACTACATCATTCGCAGCAGCCTTACCCGCTTCCGCTGTACCCTGTTGCATTCCCACCACAGAACCAGCCACAGGACCAAGGGTCAAGACTGATAAAACATCTAAACCTAGACCCAATAGTTCTTGGGCCGCTGTACTCGCCATCCACAAACCGGGAGTGAGACGCCTGCCAGACATATCGTAACCCTCGTTGTCTGGATTTGGCATACCATCATTAACCACTTTGAGATATTCAGGGTTATCTTCAGCTTGTTTTTTAAAAATCGCCAGTTCAGCCGTAGTAAACATATCAACAAGAGGTTTTATTGCATCACTCGCAAAGGTGATATTCGCATCTGACAACGTCATCGGGATTGTCGCACCAGTCTTCGCGCTTATCGTAGGATCAAGGAGCGAGGCTATTGAAACGCCCTTATCTAAAGCCTCTTTTTCAAGTGCTAAACGATCTAAAGCGTTCATCTCATCCAAGTTTTTTAAATTTTCCGCGTACTCAGGGTTGATGTATATCTCTGCACCGGGAATCAAATTAACTTCCGCAAGCAGGTTCAGCGCATCATCCCCCATCGTACCCGTGCCTCCAGCACGAAGTGCCAACTCCTCCATGAACCCGCCCACGGTGTCGTAACCAAGGCCCGTTGCGATCTCAGCCAGAGTTAAATCACTGCCGCCTTTGATAGCATTAGCCATGCTTTCAAACGCATTTGGAGCCTCCTGCAATTCACCATACTGCGATTCTATCGCGTCAACGTCATCCTGCGTTAAGTCAGTGACGGAAAGACCCTGCTCAAAGGCCAGAATCTCCGAAGCCGTAAACCCAGCCGCATCCAAATCCTCCGCAGTATATCCACCCTGCATACTCGTAAGGCTGTTCACATAATCCTGAAGATCCTCAAAACGCTCTGGCGTGATCGATGAAGAAACTTTGGTAATGTTCGTCGTGTTCTCCGGCGTGACCGAGAAGTCTGTTCCACCTCCGTCATCTATTTCGGTGAAATCAGTTCCACCTGTGGATGTTGTGGCCGTGCTTCCAGATATATTTGTTGTAGTAGCTGGAATAGCTGTCAACGCGCCATCAAGATCGTCGTAGGTGCTGCCAGCAGCCTCCGCCTCTTTTGCCGTGGAATACGCATCGCCGTCAGCGCCCATGCTCCAACCATATTTGGAGACCAGTAGCTTGTCTACATTGTCCGAACGAGTGCCTTGCTGTACTGGAGCTTCCACCGATCCGACCAGAGTATCTACAGCCGCTTCGGTGCTGCCGCCGTTGTTCACAATTTTATTCACGAGTTGGTCATACGAGGTGTCAACCACGTTGCCGTTGACGCCACGGCCAATGTCCGTGTTCAGAGTAACACTGCCACCGCCTGAAGAAGGAAATGTCAAGGTATTCTCGCCGCTGATTAAACCATTAGCCGTAACCGTAGCCGCACTCTTACCATATCCGAGGTCCGCGTCCAAATTGCGAACTTGACCCGTTGACGTGGTGGTAGAATTAACTGTTGTTAACGCGCCGTCAAGATCGTCATAGCCAGAGACATCAGTGGCCTTTGGCAAGTTACCCTGCCAAGTATTGTTAGCATCCACAAGGTATCTAACACCTGCATATTTTCCTGATAGTACCCGCACTTCAAATCCAGTCTCTGGATCATATACTTTATTGTCTACTGGAGCCACCACTGGGGCCACCACTAAGGCAGTATTTTCGCTTCCAATGCCGCCTAAACCAACGCCGCCAGCATATATATCGCTACCAGAATTTGCCCCAGATAAATTTAAGACTTGGCCTGTTTGGATGAAGTCAGTATTTGTAATGTCGGTATTTGCCGTCTGGATTTCCCCAACAGACATATTGTTAGCCTTTGCAATGCCAGAAAGAGTGTCGCCAGAAGTTACTGTGTAATTGGTGCCACCGCCGCCGTTGTTGTAAGTATCTGTATCGGCGGCACCCAGCGTAGCTACCTCTTTAACAGTGTCAAAAACAGCATTTTTGGTATTTGAAAAAGTGTTAGCAACAGCCTGACCAACTGAGCTGTTCCCAGTATAACCTTGGCCATCACCCCATGAACTAGGATTAGTCCAACTCCAGTAAGCAGGAACGCCATCTGGACCCGGCAAACCTGCGCCACCCGCATCACGCAACATTTGCTCTTCCTGCGGATTAATATAAGCCAGCATGTGAGGCTGGCCCATGATCTCAGTCTGACGTGGAGCGCCTGACACAACATTCTCTAATGCGCCAATGCCTGCGTCTGGATGGACAAGTTCTGGCTTGGGCATCATAGCTTGGGGTATTTGGTTTTGCTGCACAATCGCGTTTACGCGGTCCATAAAATTACTCATCACGCCCCCATAGGTGGTTGTTGTGGTTGTGGTTGTGGTTGTGGCTGCTGTGGTGGCTGTTGAGGCATCATCGCCTCTGTAATCGCGCCCAGCGCACCGGGTTCACCCCCACCCATGCGCCGCTTAATCTCCATGACCTTGTCGATAAGATACTTATTCATATCCATAGGAGGCTGACCCTGCGGCCCACCCTGCGGAGGGGGTGGCGGACCAGCCTGTGGTCCACCCTGCTTGGGTAGACCGCCAAAGGCCGCTGGGTTTATTGGAGGCAAGTTATACTGAGGGCGGTACATTCTTAATCATCTCCATCTGGATCTTAGCTGCATTCTTTTCACGCTCTAGCTGCAAGTCAGCTTCGAGCTTCATGATTTTAGCCTGCATGTCTTGCTGCGCCTTGGCCGCATCGATCTCCATGTCCTGACGGGCTTCAGCCTGCTTGATCTGGATGTTTGACTGAGCCTTGGCCTGATCTGCTTCGATCTGTGCTGTTGTACGGGCCTTGAGGGCTTCCGTTTCAAGCTGCGCGAGCTGCTGTGCATATTGCAGCGGATTGCCCTGTTGGCCACCCTGTCCACCCATACCTGTTAGGGCTTGGATTTGCTTCATCTGAGGCGCTGCCGCCACAACTTGAGCTGCGCGTTGGCTGATCAGAAGATCCATCTGCGGATCTACAGCACCAAACCTGAAGTCTGGGTCTTTGAAGTTTGGCATTGGCGGCATCTCCATCTGGATGCTTGCCTCCATGCGCTGACGATACAAAAGCGCGATATGCTCTGCGATGTGAGCAATCAACACAGGCTGCATTGCCTTCGCACCGGGGTTCCCCGCCAGCGATGGGTCTTGCAGGAACTGCATGTGGACTGCGATGTGCGCGTCATGATCTTGCTCTGGGAAGGCGCGAATTGGCTTGCCATAAAGAACGCTCATGTTCTCATCGATTGGGTCCATCTGAACTGCGTCTTCTGGCTTCTTTAGGATCTCATCGATGTTGGGTATTCGGATCGCCTCATACATCCGCTTGTACGCTGCATATAGGTCATGAAGCTGCGGAGCTGATCGTGCCATTTCCAAGACAGCTTGTGCCTGCGCAATGCGCTGGGCTGTCGAGAAGATATTCGGATCGCTTACTGGGACAATGTCGATCCGATCATCGAAGTCGGTACGATAGACAATCTCCGCAGCTCCAGCCTGCGAAAAGCTGAACTCATCGGGGAGATTCTCAGCGTTCAGCGCCGCAAGTAGTTTGAACTCTTGACCCTGCGCGTAATGCAGGCGCTTGTGGATCGCACTAAATGCCTTCGATCCCTGTTCGATTAGGGCGACAGTTGAGCCAACTGGGGCATTTGGATTGACATCGCCAATGTTTAAATCGGCTGTGCTGGCAAATCTCTGGCCTGCATCCACCATAAATCCAAGCAGATTAAAGAGCGATCCTGACGGCTCCTTAAACGGCAATGGCATAATGGCTTTGTTTACGTCATCAACTGTGCTGTCGAGATCGACAAATTCGCCGGGGGATATTTGCATATCTCCGCCAGCGACACGGCCACGCAGCTTAAATCCACCTTGCATATTGGAGAAAGCAGCACTGTCGAGCAATGCGCGCAACGATCCTGTCGCCGCTTTGCCCAATCCACCGATCATGTGGTAAAGTCCGAAACCGTAGAAACCCAGACCCGGCAAGAACTTATAGCTCACAAACCAGTCACGGCGTTTCTTCATCTCATCTTCTTCTTTCCAGTTGCGGCGTATGGCCACCACATTCTGGTTTTCGTAATCTATTGTGATGACATATGGGATGGCAACTGCGTTGTCATCGACATCATCGTCATCCATTTCCTCGCCATCAACGCCGTCGAACAGGTCATAGACGTGCATTTCCAGCAGTGTCATTACGTCATCGCTGCTGTCATCGTACTGATCGACGCCTTCGATCTCACCAATCACATCGCCTGATGGATCTAGTGAATCGCCGCCACCGTACTTGGTTGGCAGGTAGTATCCGTTCTGGACGTAGCGATTGAAGTCATTCTTCGGCATACGGATGACGTGGGTGTAGCGCGGAGACGTGTAGAGGTCTTTGCTTTCTGGGGCGACCACGAAGTCTTCAGCCTTAACAAACTGGCTGCACTGGCGATCTAGGTTGGCGTCCCACCAGACCTTCTTGAACGTGTGGCCGATCAGCGGAAGGTGAAACAGCATCTGATCAAGATCAGGGAAATACTCAGGCATTTCTTGGGTGATTTGGTAGTTCATGTATTCGCGGACGCGGCGAGCTTGCTCTTCGAGCTTTTCGTCTGGGCTACCAATGATGACAGACTTGACTGGGCCACCTGACGGGTACAGCTCTGCTATGGCTCTGGCGTTGAACTGAGTTGCGGCTTCGGCAATCAGCGGGTGTACCACGACTGACAATCCGCGTGTGGCGCGTTCATCTTCGCCTTCATCCAATCCGCCATCAGGGTCTAGGGTTTTCAACCCATCCTTATAGCGTTCTTCCCACTCAGCACGGGCTGCGCGGTCATTCTCGTAGAACGACACAAGTTCGCTGGCCTTACGGCCCAACTCTTTTTCGTCGATTACTTCGGCTAGGTTTTTGTCGAACTCTGCGTCATCCAGCTCATCCATGTAGTCCAGCTCTGGATCTCCGATCAGGACATCGCCATCGGCAAGTTCTTCGATCATAAGTTCGTCGGCTGGAGCGCCTTCGGCAAACGGGATAATATTTTCTGGTTCAGCCATAAAGGGTCATCCTTTGTTTTTCTACTGGTTCGTCATCTTCTGGGTCTTCGCTATGCCCAACGAACCAACCTTTTCGCAATCTTAACCACGCTTGGGTGCATGTGTCCACTACGTCATCATTTGGGTGCGCTGGGAAGGCAGCACATATATCTATTAAATCTTTAGCCCATTTGCGGCTGCTTGGGTAGAAAATTCTTCCGTCTTCCAACATTGCGCTCGAAGCATGGGCGCGCGCTTCCTTATCACGATCTGGTGAATATGCCAATACGGGTACACCAGCCATACGCAAGTCTTGCAGGAGGGATTGGCCTGACGCCTTCTTCTCAATCAGAACTGCGTCTGGCTCCCACAGGTCGTAGG